GTCTTGTAGACAGACCAAGCTGCATCGCCAGTTTTACGGAATGTAAACTGGGCGCTAGAGGTGATGGCCACGGCCACTGTAGCGTTGCCGCCGTCAGTGATGCCAGTGCCAGCAGCCAAAGTCACAGTACCTGAAGAAGTACCGGTGTTGACAATGGTCAGCGTAAATGTGCTACCAACTTTAGCGCTGGTCACAACTGCGTCAATAGCAGCTGCGGTAGGCAAAGTGTAAGTAGCAGCAGAAGTGCTGGGGTTAGCAACCAAGATACCGCCAGTCACTTGAGCGGCTGTCAAAGTCGCTGTAGAGGTAGCAGTTTGAGGAGCAGCTGCGTAGCCGATCGTCAGTTCGTTCAGGTTGCCGTCACCAAGTTGGTAACCGCCTGCGCCATTAGGTAAAGCCATGATAATTTCCTTTCAAAATAATTTACAAGAAAGGGGCCGAAGCCCCGTTCGGATTAGCCCCACATACGGACGGCCATCTGTGGACGGATTGTGTTGTAACCGTACAACACGTCGATACGGCAAGGCATACGATCGTTGTTGATGTCGTACTGGCGAACCACACGCAAGGAAATACCGTTGTGAACGGCACGAGCAGCCATGTCAACGCCTTGTGGCAACAACAAGTCAGCGGTCGCAAAAGTGATCGCATCTTTGTGGTAAACCAAGTTCTGAGCGTAGGTGCTAGAAGCTGCGCCAACGAACACTACAGCTGCGCCAGAAGCGGGGAAGCTGTCCACAGTTGCCAAGGCATTTGCAGAAGTGTAGATAGGAGCAACAGTGATGTTGCCTTCGCCGCTTGAACCCAAAGTCACGTTTGCAGTAGCAACGAACTGGAACAAGGAACCTGTTGACTCACGTGTTTGTGGGTTAACAGCGTAGCAGCCAGCAACAGTGAACACGTCACCAATCTTCACGGTGCCAGCGTTACCGCCGCCAGTGATGGCGATGGTTGTAGCGCCTTGCGCGGACACAGAAGCAGACAAAGTAGCACCAGTAGCGCCGCGTGAGCCAGTTGTGAACTGCTTGATAGACTGAGACATGTTGATCTCGTCAAAGCCCAAAACACCAGTGCCCATCATGCCGTTCTTGAACTGCTTGCTGATGGTGTCTTGTGGGTTGAACAAGCCCTTCAAACCTTCGACCAAACCAGCATTGGCTGCGGGGTTGACGGTGGCGTAACGGGGAGACATGACAGCTGCGTTCTCGTTCAGCTTCTGCTGGGCTTGGAGCAAGACCAAAGAAGTAGAAGGAGTTGTACCAGGTGTACCAACAGAGTTACCAATGCCTAAATAGGCGTTAGCAACATCAGCATCAATAGAAGATGCCAACTGGCTGATACGAGGCTTCAACACACGCTCTGCGAAGTCGTCCAATTGCATGGTCAATTCAGCAGATGTGAAGTTAACGCCGATGTGCTTTTGTGAAGCAACAGTCAGTGTGGTGTACTGTTCGTTGTCGTCTTGCACTTGCAAGGCGGCGCCGTCAGTTACCAAAGCGCGGTCGGGCAAACGGATACGCAGAGTAGAGCCGATCTTAGCGCCTTCAACAGCGAAAGAGTCGTCATACTGGCGGTTCACGTTACGTGTGATGACCAAGTTATTTTCCAAGATCTCCAGCGATTTGCGGGTGATCATGTCAATCGTCAGAATACTATTAGACATGTTAGTCCTTTCAAAAAATTAGCGGTTGCGTTGCGCTTCCCACTTCTTGATCTGGCGTTGACGTTCAGCTTCGATCCATTGCGAGGTTGTCATGGACTTGACTGACCGTGGGTCTGTCGTGTCATGGCTCGTTGAACCAGTTGAACGTGCAGTTACCGGACTAATCGGTGCTGGCGCGTTTGAAGTTTTTTTGACCGGAGGATCGGAGGCCAATTTGGCTTCAATCTTTCCAATCTCTTTGGCCTGTAAGAAAGGCGACAGTCGGGAGATTCGAGCGGCTTCTTTGACGTTAGTGCCTAAGTAGTAAGCTACTTCGGGGCCAACGTCAGATGCGTAGATCGCTTCAGCCATGACTTCAGTGATTGGCACGTTAGGGTTACGGGCTACTTGATCGTAGTCGTCGTATTTGTCCCTGACCTTTTCTTCACTGTTGGCATACGCCTCCATGATCTCGGCTTGTTGCTTTGCAGCATCGCGCTGTGCGACAAGTTCTTGGGCCTTTTGAAGTGCTAACGCTTGCGCGTATTCTTCAGGGTCTGTGAAACTGTCAGCAACGGGCGGTGTAGATTTTAAGGTCTGCACTTCTGCTTGCTTGGCGGCCTGTTCTCTTTCCCATTTGCGCTGTTCTCTTGCGAGGCGCTTACCGATCATTGCGTCGATCTCAGCTTGCGTATAAGTTTTTTCCGCTTGCTGTTCTGTCTGCTCTGTCGATACTTCCGGCGAATTAACTTCGGGTTCAGGAGCAGCCGTTGCAACCTGTTCCGGCGCGGGTGTGTCCGCTAAAGTTTGGACTTCATCAGTCATTTGTTGAATCCTAAGATTCCCTGGTCAGCTGGGCCAGTACAGTTTTGCGAAATATATCACGGTTTGTTAGGCCATGCGTCAAATATTCTTGCGTCAGAAACATTTGCAGGTAAATCACGCAGAGTCTGGCGGTATGTTGCCCAGGCTTGTGCGTCGCCTGCGAAGTCAGGCAGCTGTGTGTAGTCGCAGGCCACAAGGCGTGCGTTACGCTCGGCGCGCAGTTTGTCCATGGCGCGCAGTTTGTGCGTTTCAATTTCTTCAGCCGTCAGGTCAACCACAGCCAGCTGCGTGGGGTCGACGGTGAAGTTTGTGTAGACGACTTTTTGTGTCAGTGGGTTGTGGTTCATGCGGGTTCTCCAACGGTAACTGGCGCAACAACGGCCAAGAATTCGTCCATAGTTGTAGCAGCAGTAATAGCAGCTTCCTTGGCTGTACAGTCAGCAATAATCTGTGCTCTCTCAGCCACCACCTCACTAGGAATAGCCACATCACGCTCAGCCTTGCGAATGACCATCCAGTCTGTGCTTGCCAGTTGTGAGTTAGCAGAAGCCTTAACTTGAGCAATCCATTGTGACTTCAAGCCCTTAGTTGTTACTGGCTCAGTCTGACCCTCTGGTGTCTCGGTCACATCTTCCAAAGCCTTTGGCGTGTTGGTGTAGGTGCGAGTAACAGTAGAGCCGTTAACTTCATAGTGGGAGAAAGTCACCCAATAAAAGCGTTGGTCTTTTTGCTCACCTTCCACCACTTCCAATGCACCTTGCTCAACAGCAAAAGCATGGTTAGGGTTTGATGTGTCAGGAAAGAGAGTTGCTAGTTCACCAACTTTGGTGACTTGATTATCGGTTAAAAGTGCGTACATATTGAGTCCTATCGTGCAAGGGAGAATTTCGTGGGGGCTTCGGCAAATGCCATGTAGACATAATTTGCGCCTGATTGGTTTGTTGCGTCATAGAGTGCACTACGCAATTTGAAACCATTACTTAAAAAGTCAATTGAATAAGAAGTATCTTCTGCATTAGAAAGATTTGCGTAAAGCGTTTTGTTAGAAACATTAGATGGACTTCTCATGTCATCTTGCATAACCCAATTTCCAGTACTTGTTCCACTTGTTGCTTTAATCATGATAAAAGCAGGGCGGAATCCGCAAAACACAAATGGCCCGTCAGCACTTCCGTTACCCACATAAGAGCCAAACTTACTGAAGCCTTGAACCTCAGAGAAACAATATGCTACATAAGTTCCTGTGTTAACAGTTGCATCTGAACCAATAGAAAACACAGTTGATGTTGGTGCTGTGTTGTTCCACAAATTTGCAGAAGTTACCGCATCATAAGTATTGTTTAAGAATAGCCCTTTAGTTGCGCCAATTGATGTGTGATAGACAAACCAATCACTAACAGCATTTCTACGCTTAACAACCACCATCGATGGTGCTACTCCAAGCCCATGACCGACTGTTGCTGTACCACCAGCACCCGTATAAGTCACCACCGAGAACCCAGAAGTAGTATTCGCACTTACTATTGAAGTGATTGACCCTGCTGTGTTAGTT